CAACTCTTCCAGAAAATTTAGCTATAGGTATTAGTAAAAGAAAATTAATTAAAAATATTAAGTCTTTATATAGAGCAAAAGGTTCTGTAAGAGGACATGAAATGTTTTTTAGAATACTTTTTGGAGAAACCTCTGAAACAATTTATCCTAGAGAACAAATGCTTAAGGCTTCAGATGGTCAATTTGATTCATTAAAAGTATTAAGAGTTATTGCTTCAATAGGTGACGCTAACCAATTAGTTGGTAGAACAATTACAGGACAATCATCTAACACAACTGCTATTGTAGAAAATACATCACAGTTTCAAATTGGTGACAAAACGGTAACACAACTAATACTAAATGAAGATTCAATACAAGGAACATTTGTAGTTGGTGAAGAAGTTAGAGGTACTATAACAGATACAGATGACTATTTCATTAAAGCAAATGTTACAGGTATTCCAGGTAATAAAAATATTACCAATGATGGTTCACTAAACAATACAAGTGATACAATAACATTAACTGCTGGTGGAACAGGTGGTTTATTTCAAGTAGAAGAAATAGGTCCTGGTTCTATTACAGAAATGGTTATTGATAATGCAGGAACAGGTTATGAAATAGGAGATAATTTATCATTTACAAATACAGGAACAAATGGTAGTAATGCTGCCGGTTTTGTTAAAATTGTAAATGGTGGTTTTTCTGGTGAAACTGGTTCAGGTATGTCAACAGGCGATAGAATTGTTTTAGAAGATGAAACAACTTCAGGTGACGCTTATGACGGTAAAGTAATAGTACAAGAAAAATTTACAGACTTACAACAAATTACAGATTTCTTTTTAACAAATGGCGGTAGTCAATATACATCACTACCTACTGTATCAGTTACATCATCAACAGGTAGTAATGCAGTTATAAAAGCATTTGGTACAGATATTGGTAAAGTTGTAAAAGTTAAAACGGTAGAATTAGGTAGAAGTTATGAAAACTCTCCCACACCACCTATATTAGGTTTCTTTAATAATGGTATTGTCACAAATGTTTCAGGTACATTTTTAGCTACAAACAGTATAACAAGTTCATCTGGTGGTTCAGGAGAAATTGTAAGTTTTGACGGAGATAGAGGTTTATTAAAAATAAAAGATGTATCAGGTAATTTTAATATTGACGATACATTAACATCAGCTACATCAGGAACATGTACACTTAAAAAATTAGATAGAGCAACTGCTTCGGTAGATGTTGTATCAGTATCAGATACAGATGGTAAATTTATTAGTGAAAGAGGAAAATTATCAGAAACAACAATGAGAGTACAAGATAGTTTATACTATCAAGACTATTCTTATGTAATTAAAGTTGGTCGTTCAATTGCAGACTGGCGGGACGCATTTAAAAAGACAATGCATACAGCAGGTTTTTATTTTACAGGTCAAGTTGATATTGAATCAAAATTGACGGTAACTGCTGGTGGTCCTGTTAAAGGTGTGACTTCTGGTAGAGAGGAAGTTCCATTCTTACAAATTGCAAATACTATCTTCTTAACTGTATTTGGTAGAAGATTAGGAACAAATTCTGACGGTACTACATTAAGACCAAACGCACATTTAAGAAGTGAAACTATAGATGTAAGTAATGCTTTTGAAGACCCTTTTTCTTCTAGTACAAGAGATTTGACTGCTACTAGAGAGGGTATAGAAATTGATTATTTAAGTAGGCAAAGAAATAGAATACCAGATAAAACTGGTACGAACCATGATGTCAGAGCTGGTTACGCATACGCAGGACCTAGATTTAGTTCAATCAATAAACATGCAAATACTATATTCGGAACATCATCTAGTAATTCATATGCAACAACCTTTCAGGCATTGAATAGTTTAAGAATTACAGGTACTAAAACAGATTTTGACGGTCAAGAAGTTCCTTATTCAGTATTTAATACGAAAATCGGTGGTTCATTAAAAACTAATTTTGCGTTTCCAACTCAATTTGCTGTAAGTGCTCATTTATTCAGTAATACATTAACAAGATTTGATTTAGATAATGTAACTTTTGATGATAATACACCGTAGGAAGTTTATAAATAGTATCAGAGGATTAAGAAAATATGGCCAAATCATTAATTAATAGAGGTTCAGTAGCAAATGACGGAACAGGTGATAATCTCCGTGCAGGTGCTGATAAAGTTAATTTAAACTTTACTGAAATCTATACAGCAATAGGTGACGGTTCTACTTTAAGTGCAAATATTAAAGTAAAAGACGATACATCTACGGTTGCTACTATAAATGCCAAAGGCGATACACTAGGAATTCTTGGTGGAACAGGTATTACTTCAACAGTATCAGGAAGTAATGTTACCTTAGCAGTAGATGGTACAATTGTTACAGCTGCTTCAACTACCACCTTAACAAATAAAGATTTAACAAGTGGTACAAACACTTTTCCTACATTAACTCTAAATGATGGTTCAGCTACAGACGCTGTTTCATTAGGAGAAACTATTAATGTTTTAGGAACAACAAATGAGATTACAACTGCTGTCACAGGTAATACGGTTACAGTAGGTTTACCAAATGATGTTACTATTGGTAACAACTTAATAGTAACAGGTGATTTATCAGTTTTAGGTACACAAACAAGAGTAGATTCTACTACAATTGATGTGACAAATTCATTTACATTTGAAGGATTAACTTCAGATAATAATGAAACAGTTTTAACAGTTGCAGACCCGACAGCAGATAGAACGGTAACAATACCGGATGCTACAGGTACTATTGTATTAAAAGATACTACAGATACATTAACAAATAAAACAATTAGTGGTTCAGATAACACACTTACAAATATTTCAGCTGCTAATATTACTGGTGCTTTTGATTCAACTACATCAGGAAATAAATTAAGATTTGATTTTGCAAACACAGGTGCTTTACCAACAGCAGCTACCTACGAGGGTATGTTTGCTTATGATGTTGGTGGTAATAACCCATATGTTGCAGACGCAGGTGGTTGGACAAAAATCATAACTGAAAATGCTTCAGTAGGTGATTTATCAAATGTTAATATATCAGGTGTTGCAGACGGTAACGCAATGATTTGGAGTTCAGCACAAGGAAGATTTAACGCTGGCACGGTAACATCAACAGGCTTTGCAATTGCAATGGCCGTGGCTTTGTAATAAATAATAAGAGGAAATAAAAAATGGCACAAAACTTTAGAAGATATACCTCAAATGATGTAGGCACTTCAGCTGCTACAGTATTAACTGCTGATTCTTATGACACAATCGTAGGAATTTCAGTTTGTAATGTTTCATCTGGTACAATTAATGTAGATGTTTATATAAATGATGGTTCAAATGATATTTACTTAATTAAAAATGCTCCCATAACACAAGGAAGTATGTTACAAATTATTGACGGTGGTTCAAGATTTGTTGTACAATCAGGTGACGCATTGAAGGTAAAATCGGATGTTGCTAGTTCAGCAGATGTTTGGGTAAGCGCTGTTGATAGTATATCAACATAATAATTAGGAAATAAAAATTAAAGATGGCATACATAGGAAATAAACCAGCAGAATTATTCCATACACAGGCTAAACAATCGTTTACACCTGATAGTTCAACTGTATCTTTTTCGTTGAATACAAGTGTAGTAAATGAAAATGAAATAGAATTGTTTATCAATAATGTTAGACAAGAGCCTGGTTCTGGTAAATCATACACAGCTGCCGGAGGTACTCTTACTATGTCAGAAGCTCCTACAACTGGAGATGACATGTATTGTATATTCCAAGGTCAAGCAGTAGGTCATCATTTTGTTCCAGCAACAAGTATTCAAGGTACACACATACATACAACTTTTGATTTAACAGGAAAAACTTTAACTTTACCAAATGCTTCAGTTACTTCAACTCATGTATCACAACATTTAAGTCACTCAAAAGATACGGCAACAGGTGACGCTTCTACAACAGCATTTACAATAGCTGCTAATAGAGTAGTAGAAGATATTTTAGTATT